CACCGCCCGGAGCAGTTGTAGTTTGGAATGTCCAAATGTTTCCATCTGGTGAGGTTGCTATTCCGGCAGTTGTTGATGTTGTATTTGCAACAGCAACAAAGAGTCCATTGCCATAGGTGACAGATAGCCAGCCAATAGAACCCGGAGAACCATCCGCTTTCACCACCGTCTGCAACATATTAGCAGTCGTCTGGTTATAGTTGGCCCAGCCATATCCTCCAAACGATCCGACCCTTCCTCCGTCACCAGCAACGACTAACTGTGAGTCGAAAACAGTCATTGCATTGATGGCATTGGCTCCGATGACAGTTGCATTGTTGGTTGGGTAGGCCGGGGTTGAGGCGACAGAGAAGATGGATTTGGTGGATTGGTCAGATTGTGAATATGACATTGACAGTGTTCCAGTGCCACTAATTGCATATTGCAACACAACTCCATTACCATATGCCAATCCAAAGTTAAGATTAACATTTGTGGTTGATGTTCTGGCTGTCCATGTAATACCATCTGGTGAAGTTGCAATAGATGTTGTGCTATTTTTAGCCATAACAAATAGCCCATTAGCCCAAACACAAGAAGACCAGTCATAATTTGATGGCATTGTTCTTTGTGTCCATGTAATACCATCTGGCGATGTATAACAAAAGTTTATATTGGCACTCGGAGAAATCCAGATGTTGTTGGCATATACTGGTTTTGTAAGTTGTGCGGTATATGCCATTGTTCTGACTGTCCATGTAATACCATCTGGCGAAGTAGCACAGGCATTTGTATTATTTGTTGAATCCGCAGATACCCATAATCCGTTTCCATATGTTGCTGGGCTAAAGCTATCTGTTGACACAATGGTTGAACTATTCCAATCTACAAAATCTGAAGTATATAATATATTGGTTCCGTTTTGGAAAAGATAAATTCCATTACCATAATCTCCAAAAGAATATCCTGTTGAGTATTCAACAGGATATGAATATGTTGTCCAAGTGATACCATCTGGTGAAGTAGCAAAATCTCTATCATTTGAAGAAAATGCAATAAATAACCCATTACCAAAATTTATTCGTGTATTTGATGTTGATATTATTGATGGAAGTTGAGATATTATTGAAAAAGAAACACCATCTAACGAAGAATATATATTTCTTGTGTTTGTCTGTAGCATTACAAACTTACCATTTCCAAATGATGCTTTAAGTGTATAGAATGGAGAAGATACGTTTGCCCAGTTCACACCACCAGTAATCTTCATTGATCCAACCTTACCACCAGCACCGGCCACAACGAGAGTCGGATAACCATCTGGATCAGTCCAAACAGTCATGGCGTTGATGGAGACTGCTCCAATGAGGGTTGCATTGTCGGATACACCGGCAACATTGTAGTTCACAAAGGCGGCAGTGCGTCCATTCCAAGAACCAATCTTACCAGCACTACCGGCAATAATGAGGTATTCTCCAACCTGCAACATGGCAGTCACATTGTCGGTAGAGATGACAGTTGCATTATTGGATACCACTCCACCAGAGGACCAGATAATCCAAGAGGTTCCGTTGTAAGAACCAATACGGCCAGAAGCTCCGCCAACCACGAGATAGCTGACGCCACCATATGAATAGTTGGCAAGACAGTTGATGTTATTTGATCCAACGACACCGAGCGTGGCATCACCAGAGTTGAAAATACCAGTTCCGGTTCCAGAACCGTCAAAGTTTTTCCAAGCAGAGCCGTCGAACGAAGCAACCTTGCCTGAAACACCGGCTACGATGAGTTGGTTGTTGTAGACGATAGAAGCGTTAATGGCAGATGATCCGAGAGCGGTGGTAGACTGCAAAGCCTTGGCAATGGTAACACCAGTGTCAGACTCTTTCAAGATGACAACCTGATCTCCGAGCCTGAGTGCCCACTCCAAACTGTCTGCATATTTCATTCCATTATATCTGACGAATGAGAGTGAGGTATAAAACTTGAGGACATCAGAGAGATTGGTGAAGGTTACCTGACGAGTATTCAAAAGCGTCTGGGTATAGTCGTATTCAGACACCGTGATCACATTGTCGATCAAAGTGCAAGTGACATAGGAAGAAGAATCCAAGAAGACATCTTCAACACCTTCAACGGCAAACTGATATTCCACTCCGTAGGAACTGGCCTGTCCGATGGATTTGCCATCAATCTTGATGGTTTTATAGTCAGGTGTGGATGAGTTTACAATGGAAATAGTTTTGCCATCTTCAGTAATAACATATTGTCCAGCCTCAGAGTAGGTATTTTCAGTTTCATAGAGGTTGGTTACTCCACCATCTCGCTCTATACCAGTATTTACAAGCATTGGAGCAGAGGCATCTTCAAAAGACTTGAAGTCTTGCTCAATAGTGTCAGTATTGATGGAGTTTCGGATATTAACTTCAAACTTTGCGGTATCGTCCATGTTTTTCCTCTTTTAGTCAAAACTTGCGAATTCGCCATGATATTTTTTCGCGGCCTCGCAGTAAGCGATGTGTGCATCTTCGGCTTTTTCATATATGCCAAGATATTTTCTAATACCATTGATAGTTATCAATGAAATATACTTACCATATTTGCTTTTATACACTCCTTTCTTTTTTAGAGTGTTGTGACCTGATCTATTTCTGCTGTTTTCAGCATTTGTGCATATTCTCAGGTTGTTTCTACAGTTGTTTGCAGGATTTTTATCAATATGATCAACCTGCATATCTTTATCTGGATTCGCAATATCTCGATGAAGAAAATGATGTGAATATATTCCAGATTTTCTCTCACCCCTCCTTATGCACTTCAGCTTTCCTTTTGAATATAAGGCCCCCCAGTTGTAATCTAACACCCAAGCATCTACATCATCAACATAAAATGGAATCTTATATTTTCCACTCGTATATGCAGTTATCATTTCATCTCCTAATAGTTGAAAAACGGACAATCCCGAGCCCTACGCTCTGGAAGTCCTTCATCTCTCTTCAAAACGTCAAAGAACCTGTCCCAAATCTCAGCCAAACGGGCCAAAAGTGCAGTCAAGTCTCCATTTTGCTTGCGCCTGAAGTCGATAGCACACTGGTAGGCCATAATCTCATTGGCTTCGTTGATCGGATAGATGAAATCCGTGTCATCAGTGGTAGAAACAGCCTTGACTTCAAGCTGATCATTGATGAGAGCAATGAAGCCATTAGATGGTTGGCCAATGTAGGACACATTGAGTGCCAAAACTGTGTCTGCATTCTTGTGAACCACACCAGCAGAGTCGAGATAGTAGTAGTTGGTTCCATCGCCAGAGATTTGATCAGCCAATATGCCAAGCGATACGGCATTGTTGTAGATCAGTCCGTCTGAATCCTTGATGTAGTAGATGCCAGTGTCAGTAACATTCACACCTTTCGTGGTGTAGGCATACAAAACAACGGGAGTGGAACCATCAAGATTACACTGATAGGTGTCTGTCGCGTCAGAAAAATATATTTTTCCTTTCGAGATAGAGAAGGTTGTGATATTTCCTACAGACGTAATGGCGGCGGGAACGATAGTAGACTGAAGATTGGTAGTGGCTCGGAATATGTCACCCCCTTTTAGGTAGTAAATGTATCCAAGATTATAAATGACATTGGAAAGTCCAGTAGAGGTATAGAGAGTGGTGGTTGAGTTGAGTGTGGCTGACTCCACCTTGATAGTAGTTCCGGCAAAAATGTAGATGAGATAGTCGGTATTGTCTGAGTTGTTTGGATTGATGACTGAGAAGTAGTTGGGGCTTGATACATTCGTCTTGTCATACTGGGCAAGAGAAAGACAGTAGTTCCAATCCGGCTCAGGAATGGATGGAACGATAGGGGCTGGGTAGTATTCGAGCCTGATGGCCGAAGGAAGAGTGGAACCAGTAACCCAGAGTTTGTTGGCCCGCCATCGGTACTTCGGTGATCCTGACAACCTGTTCCGACTATCGGTAGCAAACTTGTACATGTTTGTCCAGCCACCAGTCGTGTCCCGGTAGTTTACAAAACGAATCTTGTAGACATCTGCGGGAACGGTAATCTCCCATTCGTTGGTTCCAAGCTGGACAGCGGTAGACATGTCAAGGAAGATTTCAATGAGAAAATAGTCGTCAGATGAGTCAGTGATCTTGGAATAAATGTCTTTCCAAGATTCATAAAGAGACTGCTGTTCATCTGAGGTTGAGATGAAGAGTGAGTTTGGAGTATCAGAAAGCGAGCGGGCGCGTTTGATAATATCTGTTGCAAGCATGCGTATTCTCCTGTGCTTAGGATTTCATTGTATATAGTTGCAATATAGTGTTCGCGAATACAAAAAAAGAGGAGAGCCCTCTGTAGAAAGGGCTCTCCCGAAGAAACATTTTTTATATCAGCTACGAAACGAAATTTATTACGGCATTTTTTCCGGGTGCCCGCAATGCGAACGAACCGTAAAGCTGAAGGATGACCTGAGACACTGGGCCAGAAGAAGCGAGGCTTCCGGGCTGGACAGTGATGTAGTCATCGAAGATGAAGGCGTAGGTGTTCTTGACATCAGGAGTGCTGACGCCATTAACAGCCTGAACTCCGGGGTTGTTGGCAGAAATGCCATCATTAACCGGGGTGTCACCGTTCGTGAGCATGGCGAACTCGATGGTTTCCTCATCGATAATGTAGGCGGTGAAGCGTGGGCAGAACGGATCATCGTAAACCTTGTCAACCCAAGAGGTATTGAAGGCATACTTCATGTTATTCAAACCACGGACGAACTCGTTGCTCTTTCCCTTTGCCTTACCCATATCTGTTTGCTGGAAATAGGTGGTCTGGGCGTTGACTTCGGTGATCACCTTGTTGTAGTCATCAGGATTGATGACGAGCCACTGAGGATTTCCACCGGCATTACGAACGGCCTTCACAGCGCGAACAATACAGTCAACATATTTTTCAGAACCAGCAGTGTTACGAACAACGTAGTTACCAGCCAAGCGATCAGGGAACACAGAGCGATCAACGCCGAAGAAGCTCGTGCCAATGTAGGTAGTCCAAGTTCCACCAGAGCGTCCAGCGATGGTTGGGAGCCAGCCAGTAAGACCAACAGGAAGAAGAGGTGTGGCACCAGAGCGGCAACCATAAATCTCTACCCAGTCAGTAGCGGCCCAAGTCTCATTGGCACCAGCGGCGGCATTGAAGGTAACGGAAGTTCCATTGATGGCGGTGACGGTGCAAACGAGAGTGCGGAGGTTCGAGGAGGGAAGAGCACCATTCGTCACGATGAACTGAGAACCAATGTCGAGCTTGACAACGAGAGAGAACTCAACGAAGTCGATGGTATTAGCAGTACCCTGAGTGATGGTGCCAGCATTAGCACCAACCTGTCCGACTTCACCAAATCCCATACCATAGAGAGCGGTGGCAAACAAGCGCCTAAAGGCGGCTGTACCATCGTACATCTTTACGACAGGAACAGGAACAAACGCTCCACGGATATTCTCAGACGCGAGAACTTCCTGAGCACCCACGTTGAAAATGGAAAAGAGTTGGCCGGGGGTAACGGCGAACTGAACGGACTTTGAAGTTCCACTGGCGGCATTGGTAGCGGCGATGGTAGCATCACCAGCACAAGCTCCACCAGAGCCATAGTTAGCCGCGAAGTTGTAGGTTTTTCCACCAACGCGGTTTTTCTTGATGTCACGAAGAACGGGGCTTGCCCTCCAAAGGACAGACTCCATCTCCTTGTCGGTGTCATTATGTTATCGTAGAGGCTCTTTATCCCCTACTTCATACGGTTTGTCATCCCGTATGATCAGACTATATCATCATCGCTTTCACGATGCTGGGCGCTCGTGTCGGGATTATTGGTTACCATCCTCACCCGTTAGTCGTTGAACCTTCACAACTACTCTTATTGGTTTCGTTGTGCTTGGATGCTGATCGAGCTTTTCGAGTTGTCCACGCCTTCCTGTTTGGTTCTGGCCCATGTGGTTTTCTACTTGGGTATTTATTCCCAAGATGATGCATTGAGTTGTGCTCAAATGCATCCACCACTTCCAGATTGTCTATATCATTGTTGGTTGGGTTTTCATCCTTATGGTGTACCTGCATTCCAGCAGGTATTTTGCCATAAGCCTGTTCCCATAGCCATCTATGATATAAAACCTTTTTCCAAGCTCCACCTATCTTCACCTTGACATATTCATATCTACTGTCTGTTGGTTTATACGGTTTTGGTCCCATCATAACAATAAATATGCTCGTTTTGACGCTTTTCCAGCAGTTCACCCAGTTTTATTATAGAGAGGCAGATCGACGGTTTACCACTCTTTGAACACTGTAAGAACGGCACTGTCAGAAGTAACAGCCATTTATTTCTCCTTATTAGAAAAAGATTTTATTTTTCGGGTTGGGCAACGCCCAACACATTAGAACTTGACATCGCCAGCGCGAGACTTCATCTTGCGAATCTTGTCGATAAGCTCATCGGCCTTCGGGGCTTCGGCTTCACTGGATTTCTCGATCTCGACTTCAACGGCCACGGGTTTCTCTTCTCCGACGCTCATTCCACGAACCTTCTCAAACTTTGCCTTGAGCATGTTTGCAAGCTCCTGAACCTTGGCATCTACGGCAGAGTCGTCAACGGATTCCGCTGACTGCTTAAACTCCTCAAGCTCGTTGTAAAGCTCTTCGTAGATGTCCTTGCCCTCGGAAAGCTCGGAATAGAAATCCTTGTATGGACCCATGAGGGAACCATACTTCTCAGAAAGTGAACTGATGCCAGACATGCGTTCCTTGGTGTTGTAGAGATTGATGATACCACCAAGAATCTCTTCATTGACGACCTTGGCAAGTCCATCAAGCTCATCGTCCATGGCCGTAATCTTGTCGAGGATATTCTTGATAACCGTGATAACCGGTTCCAGTTCCTCATTAAGAACCTGACAAATGAGTTGTACATCGGCCTGTTCATCTGAATGCATTTCGTTCATGTTATTTCTCCTTATATATAGTTTCAGTTTTTTGACACCCATTTTTACATGGGAGGTTGTTCAGGTGGCGGTGGCCCTTGCTCTGGGGCAGGTGGAGGAGGGGGCGGTTGAAGGGCCGCATTGATCTCATCCATCATGTCTTTAAGCTGGGCAATAAAGGCAGTAAGATTCTGCAATACTTCTGGCTTTTCATCATTGGCATCAAGCCTCATGAGAGTATTCATAGCCTGTCCAAAGAGAGCCTGAATGTTGGTTCCCTCATAGAAATAGAACATGCCAGTCTTTGGATCGGGGCCATCCTCAATAACACGTTCGATAATCTTTTCGTTCATATCATGAGCGGCAGTAGCAATGGAGTAGGCGTTCTCAAGATCAGGCATTTCCAAGAGAGTTGCGGCAAGTGAAGGATCAATAATCTTCATGCCAATGAGCTTTTCAATCTGTTCCATCTTAACCTTCGGGTCTTTAGACAGAGAAGAAGAAGCAGAGAACTGAATGTTGAACATTTCCCGTTCCTTCTTAATATCCTTCCAAGTAATAGCAGAACGGGATCGACGGCGTGGAAGTACATCTGCATCCTCTGGCATAACTTCGATCATGCGCTCGGCAAGAGCCTGTACAAAATGGATGTAGGTTGAGAGAAGGACGTTGTGTCGTTCAGACTCTACGTCTTCAAGCGTCTGAAGAGCCACACCAGAGTTGAGTCCACTGGGCTTCTTGCTCTGTGCAGACAACTGGCTGACGCCAACCATGTTGTAGGCTTTCTGCTCAAACATTTCAAGCAACTGCAAATAGGACGGATCAATGACAGGGGGAGTGGCAACAGTGATGGGGTTTCCACCAGACACAGCCATATTGTATTCAAATATGTCACCGATCTTGGCTGATCCGATCATTGAAGTCTTAATGTCAGCCCCTCGTGGAACGAATATCAGATTGGCAGGTGACAGTTCAGCGGCCACAGAAATCTTGTAGGTTAGATCATCTATCATTTTTTGAAGACGATAGACAACATCAACCATGGAGTCAGAGAAGGCTCCCTTGATCGGGTCTTTGTAGTACATCCAAACCATCGGTGCGACCGCATAGTCAATCTTGCGAGTCTGGAACAACTCATTGCCAATAAACTTGTATTGAACCTTGTTGATCAGATCATAGTAGATACGATAGTCAACGTAGGCATTGGGCGTATCTTCAAGACGGGCATAATACTCTGTTCCCTTCTTCAAGAGATGTCTGAGTGAAGTAAGAGGATACTGCTTGCGCCTAACCTCTACTCGGGTTAGATCGCCAAACGTCATCTCAGCCACATCGAAGATAAACTCCCAAGGAGACAGTTTCTTGATGGTAGCAGTCTCATCGTCAATCCAAAGAACACCCATGTCAAACACCAATGCATCGGTGATGGCATTGACAGACTTCGGATAAACTTTTTCCTTGTCATAGTATTCATCAAAGAACACCTGAGCATTTCTACAGGTTTTTACAGTCCTAAAGGTTCCCAAGACTGGATTGAAGAAGGGGCGAACCTTGGTTTGACTGAGCTTGCTTGCAGTGGTATCAACGCACGAACGAAGGATATTGATGTAAGGAATGATGCCAGCCTCTTCATCCTGCATGGTGTAGTAGGCAATAACATTTCCATAAACAGTCCAAATGTCCTCATTGCGGTTGAAGTTGTTGTAATAGCGGTTAAAGTTGCGACGGTACTTGACATCCCGACGAGCGAGAAAGCCTTCCATCTGGGCCATGTCTTTCAGAATAAAGTCTGTATCTCGCTTCATTAGAATCCCTCCACATATTTCTTCTGAAGCCGATCAAAGTTATCCTCGCGTTTAATGTCGAGCTTTGTTCCGTCCCTCAGAGTGACAGTGATAACAACTCCATTGTAGGCCGAGTTGATCAAATCCCTGACAATGCCATAGTTGAGATCAGTCGCAGACAGTCTGTCCAACTGCTTCTGTTTCTTCTCGGCATCCTTAATCTGTTTATAGGCTGTAAGCAGTGCGCTTATATTCATTCTCTTTTTCTCCTTATATATAGTTTAGGCGTAGAGCAGAAATCTGAAATAAAATTTATTTTTTGTAGTTTACCCAGATAAGCGAAAGTGCATAACGAATGGCATCCATAATGTCTGGGTGGAATATATCATCGTCAATGACACGGGTTAGCTCATCCCTATCGTTACGGGCAAAGACAGTCTTCAGTGCCTCATCGGCGAACACACCTTCTGGATCAACCTTGAGAGAACCGTTTCGGACTTCTTCCTGAAGCATTTCGACTTGGAAATCCTTATCAACTTTGTAGGCATCAAGGCAAGGTAAACCATATTGTGTCGCAAGCTCGAATGTAATCTTTTTACCGGCTCCACCTGCGTCTGAATAGATATAGAAGAACCGATCTGGGATTGACTGGAATACTGGGTCAGTTTCAACATATTTAATGCCTTCCTTGATCTTGTCTGACAGTTCTGTAATGCCAGTACGGTTGCCTTTGTGCTCATAAATAAGCCACTTCTCTGGCTTACTTGTAGAGAACATGATGATGGCAAATCCATCAGCATCAGTGAAACCGTAGTCCAGACCAGCAGAGAACTTGATGTCTGTCCTCGGTTGAGAGTTGATCCAGTTGGCCATTTCCTGTTTGTTCAGATTGTTTGCTTCAGTGAGCCTGAAGCACAAGGCGTCATCATCATAGGAAATCTGTCCAAGGTATTCTCGTTGAAACAGTGGTGAGTTGTCGGTGAGATTCTTGTCTATTTTAATCTGATCAAGAACCGTCAGATAATCTGGAATGAATGGATTATCTTTGATGTTGAAGTTGAAGCGAGCGGCCTTGCGGCTCTGATCTGTCCAAAGCATTTCCCAATACGTTCCTCGAACCTTTGGGCCTGTACCAGTCAGGATCATCTGTCCCTTATAGTCCAACAGCGTTGGCTCAAGTATCTCATCGATCAGAATGGGCAAAGCCTTTTGTGACTGAACCTCATCAATAATGATAAGGTGCCACTTTGATCCTCTGAGCTTGTCTCGCTCATCTACTGTTGTATTGCCTACAAGGTGTATCTCAGAACCGTTAGACAGGCGGATCAAACCTTCTGTCCGTCTTTGTTCAGCTATGTCAATACCCATGGCAGTAAAGTCTGCCACAAGCTCATTCCAATAGATTTCCAGTGCTCGGGTGAATGACAGTCCGATAATGAGAATACGGGCATTGTCTACTGTAGTCGCTATCTCCTCTGCCTTGAACTTATTTGTCTCAGATTTACCAGCACGGCGTCCAGCCATGACAAAAATGAACTTTTCTTTTGATAAAAGTATTCTCTGTTGCATGTCGTGGCACTGTTTCCAGATTCGGTAAGACATAAAGTCCATGTCTTCTCGTTTAGATTTATTCAACTGCCTGTCTATATCATCCAGTACATTCTCTTGCAATAGCAGATTGGCAAAAAACATGTTGGCCCGTGATCCGGGTTCCAGTGCAGACTTCTTCATTTTATCCAAGAAGGCAATATAATACGGAACGGTTTGTTGACCGTTCTTGGTTGGAGACTGCATTACGTTTACAAAGGCTTCCTGAACCATCGTTCGATAGCTCTTTACGCCCGCTGGACGCCCGGAAGGATTTCCAGACTGTCCCTTTTGATATTTTGCCATTGTGTTCCTCTTATATTCCTGATGATCAGATATATAGTTAGTCTGTAGTCTCAGAGACTACGGCCATAATGGCAGGGAAGTTGATCTTGTAGATTAAAGATTTATTTTTTATTTCCTTTGACATGTACCCAGCACTGATAATGTTGTTGATAATCTCATAGTAAGATACAGACGGAATGCCCGTATCCTTGATGATCTTGTCATTGTTTGGATGAAACGTGGCGTCAGCCGGATCGCCAACAGATCGTGTGGGGAACTGCTCAATGAGTCTCCACAGAACCTTAGTGAATGAAAAGCCGTGTTTCTTGAAGATGGCCATCATGTATTTATTCTTGTTCTTTTCTGTATCAATATCCTCTTGCCACCGTTGATCCAAAAGGCCCTTTACATTGTTGGCCTCTTCCTCAGTGATAAGCCCTTCTTGCAGTGCATACACGTTGAGCGTGTAGGCATAGAGCCTGTCGTGGTTCATCCACTGGGCAAGCTCTCTGATAATGTTGTTTCGTTCGTTCTGTTGTTCCTGTGTCATGGTTATACCTCAATATAAATGTCGATAAGTTGGCGGATTTGATCCGCGATGGATGTTCCAGTGACTTCTGCCACTTGGCCCATATACTGATGCTGATACTCAGGGAGACGTATAGTCATAACCCTGAGTTCAAACAGTGGATTTTTCTCTTTATTCTTCTTTTTGGGCATCAAGAACCTCCAAGAGATTATTGGTTATATCGGTGGACAGCCTGTTTATAATCTGGGATTCTGTTTCTCCTGAGAGATAGAGCTTGATAACCTTTCTTCGCTTGTTTAATAGACTCCGTGGGTATCGTTCAAACCACTTCTTGTGGAGTCCAAGCCAGAGGCCATTGAAGGCATCGAGGTTCAAAATGATGGTAGACTTGTCCCAAGCTGTCCAGTCTGGGCAAGTTTTAACCCTTACATCACATTTTCCGTAAAAGTTGCAAGTAAAACAGGTGTTCATTAGATTCTCCTTGTATTTTTGTAGAGTTTGTGTAATCTCTGTGCTCGATCATATATCCATCTCCTTCCAACGATAGGCTCAATGGATAAAATAAATGATCTATAGCTCTTTGATCTGTAGCAGTTCATGAGTACATTCCGCCAATAGACTGTATCTGACATAATGTCCTCTATGACAAACCTCGTGTCTTCCTGTTGTACTGGTTCTGGGTTTGATATTGGCTGTGTAGATATGTCTTCCAGCTTGTCCAACTGCTTGTTCTTCTTGTTATACAGATGATAAATGACTTCGAGGTTGAGTCGGGCCGCGAATGATCGGCACACCCACTCGGGGTTCTTTAGATACATTTCCATGAATCTCGTTGAAGACTCGTAGGAAATAAAATTTATTTTTTCTTTCGGGAAAAAGGATATGCCAGTCTTCTTCAACTGCTGTGAAATGAGAGGGCGGCACATTGCTTCAGCCTCTCTTTGTAGCTCAACCAAGATAACAGGATGTCGAGATACCAAATACATGGTTTGCAATGTAGCCGCCCTCTTCTCATCAAGCATGTGTTTTATCTCTCTCTTTATTTCGTTTATCTTCCATGAGTCTAATATACTTTTCAAAAAACTCAATGATGACTTTTTCGTATTCATCATTTTTTACATTCAAATCCATTCTAAGTTTGCATTCAAACTCTTCAAGTTTCGTTTTCATTGTTCCTCCTCTGGATTGTTGAAATAGCCTACTGACCTATGCATATTACCTACTCCCTTTTTCCAAATTCTAACTTTTGCACGTATTCGACAAGATCAAATAGGGCTTTGTGCTCATCGTCTTTATTTATCTCAAACCACTTTGTTGCAGTTAGTCTTACATATTTTTCCAAACATTTTGGAAGTTTTCCAAAACCAATAAGTGTTTTTTCTTGTTTCATTCTTCCTCCTCTGGATTTGTAAAATATCCTACTGACCTATGTTGACATCGCTTGCAGATCAAAATCTGGACATCCTCGTTTACATACTCCTCTACATATGAATGCGATCCTCCGCACTTGCACAGTTCATCTTCTGCCGGTGTAAAGTCTGGCTCAAAATACTCAAGAAACTCATCGTCTGACATTTTATTTCTCCTTTACATTATCTTGTAAGCAATATCATCAATAGTTAAATTTATTTGTATTTTTTTGACTCTAAATAGACTCTTTTTAGCTCTTGGCAGTAGACATCAATGTCAAACGACTTTCTTGATAGAAGTTGCTCGATAAGCTGGTGATCCCGTTTGCACAAGACTGCAAACTTGTCTTCATGTAGATCGGTATAGTGTGCCTCGTCGAAATGGTGGACCTGCAATCCAGTCTTGTGCCTCATTCCGCAAATCTCGCACTTGTACTCCTTCTTCTTTATGAGAAACAGCCGCCAGTTTTTCCACTGGTGTGTTCTCCTGTATTTAGTTTTTTCTTGACTTGTCATGCTTCTCCTTTCAGGATAGATATGATCCTTTCCCTTTGATGTTGTTTTCGCTTTACTTTTGCCATTGCTTCAAATACAAGCTTGCTTTCATAGTATTTATCTTCAATGAGAATAAAGCTTTCTTCGTCGCTGTTTGCCCTGATGTCATCGGTAAGCTGGCCGGTTGGTTGCCTGTCTCTCTTTTTCTTATAGTCTCGATACTGATAGTTGAGTTCCATGGTGATGATCCGCCAGAAGTAGGAGAAGGCAAGCCCGCGATCTATAGTATAGGACGGCAGATACCTGAAGGCTCTGGCAATGGCGATGGACCGCCAGTCTTCCATTTCCACATGCTTCCACCTGACCGAGTTGGCGATCTTGCGAAAATAAAAATAAATTTCTTTTTCATTTCCAGACTCAATGGCCAACTGCATCTTGTTTTTGTCAATCTTCTCTGTGGTAATCTTTGCCATATTTATATCCAAATAGTTTTTCGGCTACATCCTCAAGATTATGGTAAACTACCGCATCCTGTAGACAGTATTCGCACTTGCAGACCAAGAGGTATTCATTTTGAAACATCTCGATCCACAAATGCTTTTTTCCTCCAAAACACGGCCCCATCAACAGCGGCAAAGTCGGATCAAATCCATTTATTTGCTCCACACAAAATCCCTTGTAATAATAATCTCTTTTCCAAAAGTCTTTTCCACTTCAGTACAGTCAACCCCATCGGCAAACAAGACCATGTGATCGGAAGAAGACAGTACGAGGCCCGGATTCTTTTTTACAAGGCGATAGATTATCTCGGTGTTATTAGATGTTATTTTTGTCATTTTTATTCTCCTTACAATAAATATGCTCAAACCGAGTATTCGGAAATAAGGAATGGCTGAAGCTCTGATACTGGGATAAGATAACCCCACATGTTTTGGTTGAACCTGTAATCCCTGATCTTCGACTCTCGCCACTTTGACTTGTCTGCCGTCTTGTACCAAGCCTTGATCTTGTCAAGATTATAGAGATAGACCTTGTTGATCATGGCGTAGATCAGGACGGTTGGCTTGTTGACCCGAGAGTCAATCTCCATCCAACCGGCGCGAGGAGGATAGTTATCCGGCTCGGCGAGATATTCGGCAAAAATCTTATCGTAGTTTCCATTGACAATCTTGTTCTCAAAGAAAAACTCAACCTTTCCGACCTTGGCGAATCCATCAACCTTGAGATTCTTTTGCTCGTGAGTGTCTGGCTCAAACATTGTATATTCGTCAGTGATCCTATCAAGTATCGGCTTTACTCTGGCCCGAAAGCCAGTTGCCTCAATGGCGGACTGTTCCTTTGTCTTCTCTGTCCAGCTTCTCATTTCAGGGCCTCCATGGCAGATGCGATCTGTGATCGGATGCTGGACATGGCCTTCGAGTGCCTGTTTGACTCGGCATCGACCAACATCATCTTGGTTGATACTGCGTGAGTCGAGTGATCCGGTGTTGTGATCCAGACCACAAAGCCAAAACCGTCTTCATAGGTTAGCCCGTCGATCAGGCCATTCGGATAAAGGCTCAAGGCATACTGTTCAAGTGTACTCATTTTGTTTCCTCCATATATATCTTGTGGGGAAAATGCAAATAGTGAAGAAAAAAAATAAAAAAAAAGAGGCAAGCCATTTCTGACTTGCCCCTAACCGGAGAAAACACACCAACAAAAAGAAAGATTATTCCCTATACATATAAATATGCTTTTTTTCTGATAAAATCCCTAAAAAGTTGTCACCGACCAGCCTTTAGGGAGGCTATAGCCAAGAAAGGTTCCCGCGACAGGATCATAGTACCCGCTCGATCCCGCATCGACGATGGTATGATAACCAGTAGTTGTTTGAACTGGAAGGACTTTGACAGTCCAGCCAGAGAGTTTTGCCAAGTAGACGAATAGCACACAGTCATCCAAGCACACTCCTTGTCTTGTGGCCAATGTGGTTTCAGGGCTTTGGACTGTATCCAAGTCCTTGTATTCACCCTTATACTTGATGTTGTAGTGGATAAAGTCGTTGATATCAGCAAGAGATTGAAAGGACGAATAGTCGGTTACGGTTGGAAGCGTGGAACAAGAGGAGAGCAGAAGGGCGAGCAATATCGCAACAATGATCAACACCACCACCAGAATGTGCTTCACCCTTCTACCCTCCATAGTCAAAACTCAAAAGAAAGTTTGGCCCAAATCTTGTCACTGGAAGAGTCAAGCTTATACAGCGGATCAGAGATGTATCCAAGCGTGGCCAAAGGATGCGAACAGCGGAGAGTATAGCCAAGCTCAAAGTTGTCAATCTTCAACCCAGCCTCAAAGACATAGGACATGTAGAACGGATAAAATGTGGTGGTTAGAGGATCATGTGGAACCATCCAAGTAGTTACATCGCCACCGAAAAGCAAGTAGTCAAAGGCAAAAATCCTCGTGTCGAGTGTGATATAGAGGACATTAGTGTCAAGATTGAGCTTATTTTCCTCCCAGTCAACCTCAGTGGACCGAGGAATAAATCCGCCCTCGATGTAGAATGTATTCTGGGCAAAGGCCAGAGTTGCAAGAGAGATAAAGGCAAAAACAAGTATCATCTTTTTCATGGTTTCCTCCGGTATCATGTATCATTATCTTACCACAACTCTGGCCAAAAGTCAAATTTATTTGCTGAATTTGTCTACATGGGTTATCCTGATGTTATAACCTTCGCATTTGAAGTCCTTTGGTAGCCGGACCAAGGCCGTGTTCTCCATAAAAAGAACCGGCTCATAAATACCCTTCATGTCAGTCAGGAATCTGTCCTTATCTTGACCGGCGATCAAGTCCACATTCGTATAGGTATCGCCATTGTTACCGGCAAGGATTTCCTGAATCTCCTTGTCAATCTGCTTTTGTGTCTTAAACCACATAGTGTTTCTCCTTGTAATAGTATATCAGTTCTCGAATACTTTTTCAAGTTTATAGAGCCTATACTTGTCGGCCCATTCCGAAAAAAGGCTGTCGGTGAACCATTCCGGCCTGTCCTCGTGGATGATCAAACACCACTGGAAGTAGTTGGCCTTGGTCCAAGAACACAAAAATAAATTTTCCTGTACGCAAAGATTGTCCCTGACTGGATACCTCCTCTCAAAGCAAGCTTTCGTGTCGGCAAGCACAAACTCCAAATCCTGCGAAAAATAAAGCAGGGCACCCGCGCTTGCGTACCTGTTCCACAGATACAGATACTTGTAGGTCTTGTCAAGCTGGCACCACTTGGCGGACATGATCATGCCCTCCTTCATGAACTGGTCTTGGATTTCCTTCTTGATCTCGATCATGTCTTGGCTCTGAACCGCCTTGATCCATTCCGAATTCATTTTCGCACCTCGCCATTTATCTTACGCACGGTGGCCTGAATGTTATCTTTGGAAAGAGATTTTATCTGGTCCTTAGTCAGAATGTCGTGACCGAAGGCGAGCTTGCCGTCCTTTATGATGAGATCGAAGCGGGATACCCAAAGGTTCTGGACGTGATCCATCTTGTTCTCAATCCACGGCACGTTGTTGTTGTCGTTCACCCACTTCCAGCATTCATCCTGATCCCAGATTCCATTCTCATCGCAAAGCCGCTTGACGGACTGCTTCAAATTTATATTTATTTTTTCTTGCTCTTCGTAGGACAGAACCTTCTCTTCCGGTTCGAGCCACCTTAAAAACTTGGTGACATTGTTATGGAAAATAGTCATGGAACCATCAACTGGCGACTTGAGTGTAGTGTTCAAGTATTTGACATAGCTGGCCCACTTCAGGATATTTTTCGAGGCAAGGGCAAGCTGGGCATCTGAGATGTTTTCGTCATTGAGAACCTTAGCCTTTTGGCTTTCTGAAGCGATGAATCCTTCTCTAAAAAATACGGCTGAAATGTTCTTTATGGCAGATATTCTTTCTGATACATTTGCTTCATATGTTTGGACGCCCTCCCCTTGTTTTCCTTGAGCTTCAGTTGCTTCTTGGTGTTCATTTTCATCTGTTTCATCAAACTCACCCGCGCCTTCTTTCTTTAATTCTTTAATTGTAATTCTTATATTGTCTTTCTTATTAGATGTTTGGGATACCTTGTTAGGTATATTTGGGATACCTACATTGGTGTCTTGGGGATACCTATTGTTTGGGATACCTACTTTTTTCTTGTGAGACTGTTTTTTAACGGCATCAAGATTTTTTAGGTTAGTCCAGTCGGTAAGAATATAGGCCCTCTGTCGAAGATCAGCATTTTCATCATATTCTGAAGCTCTGACAATCTTTATCGCGCCTCGATCTTTAAGGTGTTTTATATTGGATTTTACTGTTGGTAGGGCTATTCCAGTATCTTCAGCAATACGCTCTTGTGACGGCCAGCAAACCATTTTGTCTCCAAAGCACATTGAGGCAAGATAAATATAAATTTTAAATTCTGCCAAACCCCAATCCTTTGTGTCCCTATAAAAGCTGTTTGGGACTACCATTGCTTCTTTCAGATTGCATTTCATTTCAATACTCCTTGTAATAAAAAAACCATAGATATAAGAGAGTGGCGGTTCTCTCATACCCATGGTTTGGTAGCACAATATAAATGTCCGACTGCTTTTGGATTGTCTTTCCGCCGCAGTCGGACAATCCTAAAATGTTTTAATGTACAGTCCCGATGCCTCAATGCTCGGCCTAAATGTAGCAAATCTCCCCTTGTTTTCCCGTCGCTTTCAGAGCTTGGTAATGTGTTGCAAATGTGTTTACAATATATCTTGCAATCTTTTTGACAAAAGTGAAATAATCTTGAAAAATAAAAATTCTTTTTTTACGGCCTTCATGGTGGACAAGAGCTTTATGACATCTTGAGGGTTGTTGTCAAGAGCCCATTGGAGTTTGAGGGACAGTTTTGACAGATGTTTGTCTTGAGTAAATGCGTATATACGCTCATCTGTTATCACCAAGAATAGCCCATCGGCCCTGTAATACGCTTCTGCCGTCATACTAATAACTATGCTAAAAAAGAGGACGGTTCTTTCGAACCGCCCAGATTACAAGGAGGGAGAAATGTCAGATGCGATAGCCTTCGGTGCTTACAGAAGGATAACCTCCTTCTCGGCAGGATTACTTTGCCTCGCAAAGCCGCATCCACAATAAACTATGCTTATTTTTTGATCAGAATAATGGTTTCTATGACTACAACCGGCAAAAGTATACAGACACTAACGGTTAATGCCTTGTTCCAGTTTCTCGAAAGCGTCAATGATAAGCTCAAGTTTTCGAAGCGCGTCATCTGTTCCGTCAACAAGTTTTCTTGCTGTTTCAATATAGCCTTGTCTAACTCTATTTGCTTCTGCAAGTCGTCGATAATCCTCTGTTGCTCTTCTATTTTCTCCTTGGAGATCGTTGTTGAGACTTGTAAGTCTTCCAATATCAGCTTCTCTTCGGCCAACTGAGTCTCTAAGCTCGACAACTGTAGCTTCAAGCTCGCGTTGTTTAGTTCTATAATCCTCAACTGTTCTTTGGCTTGCTCTGATAGAGACAAAGTAGACTGTGCCGAAACACAAAGCGGCACCAAGAACAAGGCCAATAAAAAAATATATTTTACGCATTTCAAGGGGTATTCTTTTCTCCTTTGAGGTGTTTGTAAAGCTCTCTTAATCCGATAAACACTGCCCAAGCAAGGGTAAAGGTATATTCGGAAATACGCCCGGTAAAAAGCCCGTATGTCGAAGCGAGAACAAACAGGCCCTTTACCGAGCAAAACTTATAGAGAAGCTGGAACACCCGGCTTTTCTTTATTTTGTCGAGCATATTAGACTACCGCAACAAACCACTTTTCAAAGTCAGTCTTTCCCCAGACGGTGATCGTCTCTGTTTCAACAAAGTTCTTAATAATGGTTTCCCAGACAATGTAGTTGTCCTTGTAGGCATTGAGAGTCTGTCCCATGTGATCGATAACCAAAAGGATTGCGTCACCCTGTGGATCAGAGTCTTGGGTAAGAGTTACTGTGGCGGTGTCTACCGTAGCGGTGTATCCGGGGAATGTAGCGGCGGCTATCTTAGTGGCCACCTTGGCTGGCGTGTCGTCGGTATCAAGCACGGCCACGACAATGGGCTCTTCCTCAAGAAACTCAATAGTGAGATCACCTGAAGCAGTCGCTTCAGCGGTTACTTCAATCTCGATAATGAGCGGATCATCATCAGAAGCCTTGCTGGTGGAAATGGCGGTGGTTACTCCGGTTTCTGCTGGATCAACCGCAACCTGTCCTTCTGGGTAGGGGTATTCGCTCTCGTTTTGATAGATGGAAATAACATCTGGGTAGGCCACAACAAGAGCTTCTGCCGTCGCTTGTGCTCCGTCAAAAGCCTCACCAACTGCCAGCCCAGCTATCCTTGTATAATCTGCCATGGTAAATCCTCCTTAGATTTTTGTGTAAAAAATATATCTTCCAGACGGCTTCCACTCATAGTCATGAAAGTCGTAAGAGTCATAGATTAGGTTCTTGTCTTTGTCACAAAGCACAAAGTGCGTTCCGACAACTCCATTCGTTTTTCTCATTTCAACGACATACTTATAGTTTTTGTAAACAGGCGTCACCCAACCCCAAAAGGTTGTTTTTTCATCAAGTTCCTGTCCAACCTGACAGATTGATATAGCCATCTTCTTGGCCTCATAGGCAAACTCTTTCATGATGTGATCAGGCTTTTTTATGTCCTTAGACACAATATATTTTTTTTCTTCTGATCTTTTCCAGACGGCATTGTATTGCTCGGCAGTAAACTCTATTCCCGCCTCAAGCTCTATAATCCGCCCAAGTGAAAGAAAATAACAACCAACTGATCGTATTACTGGCAATAACTCTCCGTCATTTTGTTTCATTATCATCTCCATGATAGTATTGTATGTTCTCGTCTATGTAATCCATAATGGTGGCCAGAAGATGCTCCCACATCTCTATGTCCTGATACTTGTTGTGTTCATAGATTTGTTTGATATATTCTATGGCACTATCCCTAAACTCTTTTTTATTCATGGTTTATCCCAAAATGTGCGACAGCCAAACCCTAAGAGTTGTTTTAGTTGCTCCACCCAAGGCATTCATCCTGATCTTCCTTGAGTTCCTTTTTTAACTCACTGAGTTTTTCATCGAATAAAGCGACGATGGGAGTAAGGTTATCTGGTGTCATGTGTCGTCGTTCTCCTTGTCTGTTTACATCGTAGTCCATGTTTTTATCCTCACACATATCGAGGGTTTTCACCCAACATATTCAACTTAACCAAGTCCAAGTCTACGAGTGCTGTTTTCGCAGTTCCGGCCTTTGTTGATATAAAGCAAGCATTATTTGCCGTGCTGTTGAGAGTTATCCCAGTGCTAAACGACGCAACCAAGGTTCCATCGTCAAGATAAAGATCAAAGTAAGCCGTGCTACCAAGTATTTTGATGGAAAACTGATACCATACTCCTGTAGATAGAGTTACCGTATTTGATGTATAGGTTCCATAAGTTCCAACTACTTTTGCCGTACAACTGGCTCCAACCGCCTCCCAATAAACACCGAGTGTCGGTGCGGTTGCTGTCAAAGTATTATGAATACCCAGTCTCGTTGTAACCGTTGCCACGAATGACAGCGGACTATAAATGGCCGAATACTGCTTTACATTTTTTATCGTCAAGGCATTGGCTTGTGTAGCAACATAGGCTCCGCTATTTGTAGTAGTTGAACTGGTTATTCTGACGCTTCCGGGGTGATCATCGGCAACCGCTCCTTGAGCAACAGTCCCAGAAGCAACAACTGTAGTGATAAAACCATCCGTCACGTTTCCACTGGCTGTAAGCAAAAAGTCGTTTCTGTAAATAGAAGACACATTGATGTTGTCTATGAGGGTTCTCCACCTGCTCCACACTTCATTCTCTCTTGTTCTCCAAAGGATTCCGCCAGATTTTGTAATGTTGGCTATCTGGGTTCTATTATCACCAGAAGTAAAAGATATTCCACGGGCATTGGTGTATTGTGATCCAGTTATCGGTGCGCCTATAGCCTCGCTGTTGAAAGTAAAAAACCTTGAATCTGAAAGATCATCGATATTTTTTATTTCTTCCGACTCTGTATTGAAGCCTGTAGACAGCTTGATCGTCTGTGTCTCCAAAAGTCCAGCCTGTTCGTTAATCTTTTTTAATAGATCGAGATCGGCCTTCTGGATTTCAAGAGGATCGTTTATAGTTGCAAGCAAGGTTGAGTCGTATTTTACGGCCATTATTCTATCCTTTCAGGAGTTCCCCAGTTGCCAGTAGTATCCATTGCAGTCGTGGTTCCAGACTCCATCTGAGCCGCTGTTGGGCCTTTGGGAACAGTGGGAGGAAGAGCCGGGTTGAAGATGCGTTGGGCCTCTGCGGCCACTCGCACATCGCCCAGCGTCCTGACAAAATGTTTCTTTTCTTTTACTTCAGCCTTTGCCATGACTTCTTGTGAGGTGTGATCTTTTGGTTTATATTCAGACTTTGCCATATCGACAAACTTGTTCATTATTCCAGTCATTTATTTCTCCTTATGCCAGTCCAAGCTCTTTGAGCGAGGTATAGTTCATGCCGTACTTCTCTTCGAGCTTTTGGAAAAGAAGCTGTTGCTTCTCTTCTGGTGTGGCTTCCAAGTCCAAGATGGCAGAGATGTCAGCCTGAATGGTTTCCTTGGTGGCCTTGGATGGAAGATTACCTTCATCAGTGACGAGTTTGGCAATAGTATCTATCACAGTGGCCTGATCCATCTTTTGCTGTGCCGACTGTGCTGGCTCAAGAATGGACGAGAAGAGTCCGGGCTTGGCGAATGTTGAGGAAATATCTTTTCCCTTGAGGGTTTCTGCAACATCAAGATCGCGGAGGAAGTTTGATCTTTCTTTCTTATCTCGATAGAAGAAGCTGGCAGTCTTGCGAGGATCAAAGTTGCCCGTCATCTCGCCAACCTTCTTGACGTATTCCTCATATGTCATGGTATCAGCAAAGTTGAGAGCCCAGTATTCAACCATCTTCTGTCCAAGTCTGGTGATATATTCTTCACCAAACTGTTGCTCTTTTTCCTGTAGAGCCTGTCCTTCCGGTGAATCTGCCGAAACTGGTTCTTCTCCAACAGGAGTGGCGATAGGTTCGTCAGCCAAACGCTCTGAAATGAGCTTTCCAGCTACGCTCGTGAGAGCTTCAGTCTTTGGCAGTTTGGCCAATACTTCAGCCACCTTACCATTGGCAATCTTTTCTGCAAACTCAGCAATCTTGTCGGCAGGGAGTTTTCGAATAGCTTTGGCGAGCGTAATGCCAATCTGCTTGTTTGCCGCACCGGCCAGAGAGCCACCAAGTGAGGCGGTAATGAGCTTGGACCAAGCATCTGGGTTTGAAGGATCGTCGATGACACCCTTCACTTGAGAGCCACCACCGACTGCCGCTCCGACTCCACCGAGTGCCAACTTGAAGGCAGTATCGGAACCACGGACGGTTCCAGCACCAGAGATTCGCATATCTTCGAGCTTGTCGGCCATCTCAAACGGCTTCATCATTCTCCACTGTTCCTTAGCCTTTCCTACATCGAGTCCAGAGAGCTTTTCTGCCTCTTCCTCAATCTGTCCAAGGATGGCACGAGCAATCTTCTTTTCATCTTCACCAGTCTTATCTCCGAAGATGATCTCCTGAAGATATTTTCTCTTGTTGCCAAAACCTTCAGTTGCCTCAGTCTTGGTTACAATATCGTTTACCGCGTCCATGGTTCCAACATTGCGTTTGATAGCCTGAGCCACATCTTCAGTGTCGATAACCTTTTGAGCGTCGGTGGTAAATCCAGAAGCGTCAAACTTTTCTGCCATATCTCGCCAAGTTTTCTTCACATTGTCAACAAGCTCATCGAGCTTTGGTTCCCTGTGAAGTTCAAACTCATCAGCCAGATCGGCGAGTTCTTTTACATATTTCTTGACATCTCCACCGGCAAACTGCTCTTGCGCCCGCATAACCTTGTTGGTAATGTCGGCTCGCTTGAGGATAGTCTTGTTTGCCCAGTTTTGAGCCTCTGCGAAAAGCTCTGGAATGCGTCCAATGGCCTTTCCGAGCCCGTATCCAGCGGCTCCGACTGCTCCACCGAGTGCGGCACCCTGTGCGGCCTCTCCAAGATCAATCTCACCGGTTACAAGCCTCGGGAGAGTAGCTTCAGCAGTTGCCAAGGCTCCTCGGCCTACGGCACCACCAAGTCCCTTAACAGCCTTGGTTCCCTTGATAATGTCGCCAGCGGTATCAGCAACCTTGGCAACTTTGGCGGCAGTGGCGGCACCCTTGGCGAGCTTTGCGGCTTGGAGTCCTCGTCCAACGAGCTTGGCACCAGTTCCGATACCTTTGGCAAGAAGTCCACCAGTAGGAGCAAACGCACCAGCAATGTCTCCAACCAATGAGGCGGCTTTGTTTCTTTCTCTGAGAGCCTGAAGGTTTTTGTAGGCATCAGAGCTTGCTACCTTGACGAGAACGTCTGGGATACCAAACAACGCAGAGTTGATAGCAGAGTATCCACCAGCGGCAATATCTTCCCAGTTGAACTTTTTATCATCTTCGGTATTCAAAGCTGGTGGAGTTGCTGTGCCTGATCTGACATACTGTAGGGCTTCTTCTGTGGTCATATTATTATCCTTTTAATCTGGGATGATGGAGGCAGGAGCGCCTGAAGCACGAGCGGCGGCACGGGTGGCCTCAATCTGCATGCGGGCAATCTTCTCTCTTGAAGAAAGTTCCTCTCCACGAGCTTCTTTTTCTGCAATCCTCGCAAGTTCAGCCTGTTGGGATTCCCAAGTCCTCTGATCTGCAATCCTCTTCTGATAGGTAGCCTCTTCACGAGAAGCCCTGTCTTCTTCAAGTTTCTTTTGATAATTTCGCTCATCCTGAGCAAGTCTTTCCTGATATTTGTTTTCAATGTTGGTTGGCTTGGTTATTCCGCCCCTCTGGTATCCCACAGCCTGTAGAATATCGAGAACTGGAACGCCATATTTCTTGTATAGATCGCCAGCCATTTCTCCAAACTTCTTTTTCTTTGGAGCTTCTGCCTTTGGTTCAGCAGGTGCGGCTGAAGCCATAGTGGCCTCATAAGGTATTTCATCTTTTGCTGGTTCTGCTGGCTTGGGAGGCTCTACAGCAGGAGCCGGGGCCGGGGCTGGTTTAGCTGGGGCAGGAGCACCAGTCGGAGCAGGAGGAAGTTCAACCATTCCAGATTCCCTGCCAATACCAGTTCTACCAGTTCCAGCCAGAGACTCAGCTACTTCAGCAGGAGGACGTTCAAAAAATGTATTTGCTCGTCCGGGGTTGGCCGCAACGAGTTTCTTGAGAGCCGGAATATCCATTTCGGCAATCTGCTCACGAGAGTACATTGGAAGTGGCTTGCCATCGGCTCCAACAAGTTCTCCCTTGTCGGCCAAATCTCGGAGGTGAAGGGCAAAACTACGATAGTCAGATTCAAGTGCTTCACCCTGAGCTTCATAGTGGCGAGAGAAAGAATCTTCTCCTTCTGGTGAAGCTGGGGCTGGTGCCGTGGGTTTCCAAGTGGTATAGGCTTGAAGAGCAATAGCATCAGCTACAGCAGGAGATTTTCCTTCTGCAATGGCGGCGGCACGAGCGGCTTGTCCCGCATCAGTTGCGGCCAGTTCCTCTTCACGAGTTCTTCCGGCTGGTTTGGTAGGAGCAGGAGTTGCAGTAGGAGTGGCTGGCTTTGGAATATCATAGGAAGTAGACAAAGACATGGCTTCGGCTGGATGAGCCTTTTCCCAAGCAGTCTGCTCGGTGAGTAATCTTTCAAGTTCTTTAGTCTGTTCTGTCGTTCGCCTTGGATTGGCAAAAAGCTTTTTTATCTTGGCGATACGAGCGGTTACGGTTGCGTCTGCCATTATTTTGCTCCTTCGAGTTTGTCAACCTTGCGAGCAAGCTGGATGACAAGATTGAGAATAGCCGGTGAGAGTTCTGAGGTGTCGATCATCTTGAGTCCCTGATCGTTTTCATGGACTACAGACGCCAAGGGAGTCTTTTCCAAGTCTTGGGCAATGACTCCAACCTTTTCTCCGGGGCTGTTGTATACTTCTTCCTTATACTTGAAGCGTACAGGACGAACCTTCTTTGCTATGTCCATGACATCAAAGTTGTCAAGAGTTTCACGAGCAGACTGAAAAATATCTTTCTTTGCATTTTCATCTGACGGAACTTCTTCTTTATTTGCCTTGTAGGCAGTTCCAATCTTGGCCCCAGCAGAGATATTTGAGGATGGTTTTTCAAGCATGGATTTAAGAGAGTTGATGTCAAACGAAGACTTCTTTTCTCCGACTTCCTCTACATCATCCTTGGCTCGTTCATCAGACATGGTAGCGGCGGCACCGGCAATGGTTCCAATGGTTCCCCAAGTATTCGAAGCAGTCTGGTTAGCATTGGCAATCTGTTGCTGTCCAATGTTGGCCTGTCCTGTAGCGGCACCAAGCTGGGTATTGAGAGCGTTCTGTGCTCGGCCAGCCATCTGTGCGCCTTGTCCAGCAAACTGCTGAGTGGCACCCTGATACTGGTTTCGTCCAGATTCAAGGCCCTGCTGATAGGCTCCGGTATAAATGTTTCCAGCCTGTTGTCCAGAAGCCAAAGCCGCCTGTCCCTTTGAAAGTCCAGACGAACGAGCGGCCTGAAGAGCGGCCTGAGTTCCCTGAGTAGCGGCAGTGCGGGCCGACTGTTCAGCCTGTCCCTGAGCGGCAACATTGGCTTTCTGCATATAGTCGGCGGCATTCTTGCCCATAGACTGCTGTGTTCCAACATCATAACCAGCACCCATCTTGGCCGCTTCGGCTCCCATGGCTTTGGCTTGAGTTCCTACAGCAGTTGTGCCTTTGGCCGCAGATGCGGCGAGTTCACGGCCCTGTTTCTTGGTTTCAGTTCCAAAGAGTGCTTCACCTATGGATGAAAAGAATCCCATTTTATTTCTCCTTATCGTGATCGAGCGGCGGCTACCGTCGCAGTTTCAGCCCTGCGGAACTCTGGAAGCACAGACACAACGATGATCTTGTCGTTGGTGTCCAGCTTGAGAGACGTTCCCAGTGATCGCTGGTATTGCGGTTGCAAACGAACTCGTGCATATCCGCCGTCATTGTAATCTTTTGGATTTATCGTCCATTTCACATTCTGTATTCTCGAAACGTCACTGTCGATGACATAGGACGTTCCTGTAATCTCTACTTGATCCTTATTCTCGTTGTATATAGTTACCACCCAGTTTGCGAGAATACTTTTTTCGTTGAGGTTGAATCCAAAGTAGGGAGTCTGAAGGCTCAACGGCACGACAGTCGAGTTGGATTCCTTGTAGTAGGTGTACTTCCAGTTCTTCTGATCGTTTCCGATGATGATGCCATTCACCGTGTCATAGTATTTCAGTGAAGTCTGACTTGCCTTCTTCGGAGTCTCGGTAACCACACCGTCTCGAACCCAGATGAACGAGGTGTCAGTGTCCAACACGAGAGAGTTGTCTACCGTGGAGAAGAGTCCAGAGTTGATGAACGGCATTTGGTTCATCCTCTTGAACTTGTTGAGGTTTCGGCCTCCCTCAAAGGTGTAGATAGAGTTGTCAAAGTTGCTTCGGAAGTAGGCTTCAGTTGGCGTGGTGGCAATGTGAACAAGTCCAACAGCGGAAGTAACCGGTGTCTTTGAGGAGAAGATACCATTGGCCACATCAATCTGAGCGGCGAATATGGTGTTTCCATCAAAGAGATAGGTTTGTCCGAAGAGAAGGAAGCTGTCGTAGTTGCCAACAATATCGTTTCCAATGCTGTATCCGTCATATTCCGGCTTCAAGAAGGTGGTAATACCGGCTACCTGAGCGGTTCCAGACTTGTATTCCACTCCAAGAGATACCGGCAAAATGGTGGTTGGAGCATAGACGGTATCTACTCTTGAGGAAACGATAAGCTCAGAGCCATCATTCAATGTTGAGTAGGAATAAATGTCGTTGAAGTAGGTATCAACCGAGTATTCGTTCACACTTGTGGCTACGACAGGAATGCGGTATCCAATAACCTCAATGTTGGTTGAAGTTGGATTCAGGATTGTCACGAGCTTGTCGCCAGTGTCAATGGAGTTTGAATACTTGCCTTGGATAAAGCTCGCTATTTTGGTTGAGACAGTCGGGGCCACAGTCGAAGAAAAGAGCATCCGGTTGTTGTAGTCGATGGAACCCAAGCGGAGAGTATTGTCTGACGGATCGATGATGTTGAGTGGAGAAATGGAGTTGAGCTTGTAAATGTTGGTATCAACCCTCTGAACCCTGTCAACAATGTTGGTTCCGATCTTGGTGATGATGAGCTTGTTGTTGTAGAGGTAGACGATCTTGTCATCGTCTTTCCACATTGGCGTGTAGGTGTCATCAAACTCACCGACGTTGGTGATGATGGTTCCAAGAGAGTCTGAGGCAATACCATCAAGTAGGGCAGTGGAGATGTAAGACTGAACACCATTCGTCCAACCGACACGGAACTCAAAGGGCTTACTGGGAGTCACACCGAGGTTGTTGGTGAGCTTTCCGTAGGCATTGATGAGCGTATTGGTGTTGCCTTGCACAACCTGATAGAGTCCGGTTACTGAAGACTGGAACTGAGGTACATAGTTGTAAATGTTGGTTGCCGAGGAGGTTAAACGGAATGTAAAGTCAGTATAACCAAATCCAGCCTGAGACTGAAGCACATTTCCATTGCCAAGAACATAAGGTGCAGGAGGATAAACTACCGTTCCAGAGTAGGTGGCAAAGTCTGTGTAACCAACAAGTCCAGTGGCCTTGATGCTTGATCCATCATAAATGTTCCTGCCAGACTGATCTGTGGTGGTGATGATGTGGCGGGTGAGGTTGTTTGAAACCTGCGGAATGGCAAACCGGCAGTTGAGCGTGTTGATGGCCTTAGTTGCATTGTCGAGCGTGTAAGCCTTTCCAACCGAGTTGCCAGTGAGGTTAATAAGATACAAACCATTCTCGTATCGGTAGGTATAGAGGTAACCAAGTGAGTTGAATCCAGTGAGCAGATTGGCAGTTACGGCTCCACCCTCAGAATAGAATGGAGTATAAACACCGGCTTCGGTAATACTGTTGGTTGTAGAAGTAGCTCCTGAGACAATGAGTTGGCTGTTGTAGTCAACCATAGTATTGATGTCGTTGGCACCAATGATCATTGCGTTGGAAGAGAGTCCGGTTCCGGCAGTGTAAAGAGTCTTTTGGGCCAAGGCATCAAACGATCCAAGGCGTCCACCAACTCCTCCAATGGCCAAGGTATCACCAATGGCTTGGATCGAGTTGATGTTGTTTGAGCCAATGACAGTTGCATTGTCGGTGTAGGCGACTTTCAAAAGATACATGGAATACCACTGAGAAGCTGAAGATAATGTAAGTATAAACTTTCCATTACCATATCCGACTGATCTCCAGCTACCACCCGGAGCAGTTGTAGTTTGGAATGTCCAAATGTTTCCATCTGGTGAGGTTGCTATTCCAGCAGTGGTGGAGTTTGTTTGTGCTAAAGCCACAAAGAGACCATTACCATAAGTGACTGATCTCCATACACCGCCCGGAGCAGTTGTAGTTTGGAATGTCCAAATGTTTCCATCTGGTGAGGTTGCTATTCCGGCAGTTGTTGATGTTGTAAAAGCAACAGCCACAAAA